CCGGTAAGCTATCGGGTTTGGTATGGCTCTGAAAGCCTTGTGGCATCTCCTATCAGTCTTGATTTGCCAGAAGTTAGCCAGAATCTTTACAACAATCAGCCCGGTGTAACCATCAATTCGGTTGGTTACTGGAATGATGCTTTCCCGCCTGTGTTTACAACACTTGCAAGCACAAGCTATTACTACGATGCCTCGGGCAACAAAGTAATTGTCAACAACTTGCCGACTGACGTTAATTCGGTGATGACTGCGCCAATCATTGTGCAGTACACAACTGTTGCCAATCCTTTGGCGGCTTATCCTGTCATCAAGCAAGCTGGTCTGTTGTTGCTTACGCACTTGTACAACAATCGTGCAAATTCAACAGCAACACAGCTTAAAGACATTCCGTTTGGTGTGACCACTTTGTTGCGGTCTTACAAACCATTGGTGATGTAAATGTCAATCGCTCGTTTTGAGAACATCAACATCAACAACCTGACTTTTACCAAGTCGGCGTTTGGTGAGTCTGCGACTGTTCAGGCATTGTGGTTTGCGACACGGGCGCGGGTATCTTCTGTTGCAAACAGTCTGAAGATTGCTGAGAAGTATCGTCTTTACCAAGACATGACAAACTTCACGTTGAACTACACGCCAAACATGAAAGAAATAGTGGATAACCAAAACCTCTATTCGATTACATGGCGTGGTAAAGATTGGCGTATTGACAGCGCAAGAGAGACTGATGATCGAATGAATATCATCTTCTTGTGCTACCGTTCTGATCCAGTTACGGCGGTGTAATGGCAACTCAACTCAATCCTGTTGTTTACGGTAAAGCCATCCAGTATCAACTGGCTAACATAGTCACGCCTGTGCCTGTGTATGCGGCTTTTAACCGTAACTTTGCCACACAGCCTAAGTTTATTACTTGGATGCTGCGTAACGTGCATCAGCCTGTTTATACGGGTACACAGCAAAGCAACAAAGGTATTGACCGACCTGTATTTCAGATTTCTATTTTCACTCAACAGATTGAAGATGGTTTTACAATCTCAAATCAGATTCTGCAAGCCTTGCACGGGTATAGTGGAATTTTGGGCAGTCCAGCAGAAGGCTTTTACATATCAAAAGCTGATGTCATGTGGCTGTACAACAGTTACAACGATGAGGAAAAAATGGCGCAAATCTTCTTAGACTGCACCATTGACATTCCAGCGTAATACAAGACAATTGTTCAACTTTTGAAGGATACTCAAAATGGCTTTACCAAACAAAGTTCTCCCCGGTTTTAGCGCAGCGTTGTACGCACAGCCCGGAGCCACACCTACTCCTTTGACAATTGCTCAGTTGTCCTTGGTCGCTAGCGTGTCCCCTCTTGCTGTTAGCGGAAACCTGATTCCTGTCGAAGCAATCCCTGCTTTCGGTCAAGATGATGCTGTGGCTAGTTTCAGCGTGGCGGGTTCGCGTCAATCTGACAAGATCCCCGTTCAGGCTGCTCCAACTTCCATGACCATTACTGCCGCATGGAATCCTGCTGATACCAACTTGCTGTTGATGCGTTCTGATGCCTATTCTGGCGTGATTGACCGCACGTTCATCATCTCGGCTACAGAGGGAACAAACATCGTTTATTACGCCTTTAACGGGCGCGTAGGCCAGTTTCAAATTGATTCTGCTCCCGGCGCAGAAGCCAAGGCAACATTTACCATCCATCCACGTGGCAACCAGTACGGTTGGTCCAACAACGCATAAGGAGTCATCATGGCTATCCCTGCAAAAGTTCTTCCCGGTTTTAGCGCATCGCTGTTTATGCAATCAGCGGCTACGCCAACACCTTTGACTACAGCAAACCTGTCTGTTTGGTCTGCACAAGTTGCTACGATTGTTGGTACTTCTGCTGGCGGTACAGGCGCTGCTGGTGTTGCTCTGCCTGTTGAAGCTATCCCTGCTTTTGGTATGGACGATGCTGTGGCAAGTTTTGGTGTTGCTGGTTCTCGTCAAAGCGACAAAATTCCTGTGCAAGCGGCTCCTACAAGCATGACCATTACGGCTGCTTGGAACCCTTCTGACGCAGCCTTGTTGCAAATCCGTGCTGATGCTTACTCTGGTGTTGTTGACCGCACTTTTGTGGTTGCAGCAGTGGAAGGCACAAACACTATTGCTTATGCGTTCAACGGTCGCGTTGGTCAATTCCAGATTGACGCTGCTCCCGGCGCAGAAGCCAAATGTATGTTCACAATTCATCCTCGGGGCAACCAGTTCGGCTGGTCGAACAACTGATGAAACTATCTGACGCAATTGAAGCAATTGTGACCAGCTACGGTGACATTGATCTTGTTGCCCGTGGCATGGTGGTTGACGCTAGTGAGCTTGCACAAGCCACTGCTCAACCCGACACAGCCGAAGCCATTGCCTTGGCTTTGCTGAAGAAGTACAACGTGACTGCTCCTGTGGTGGTCATTGAAGAAGTCGATACAACAGAGTAACAAGACATGATAGTAAAAGACAGCAACGATCTTCTGAACTTTCTTGTAGCCCAATCCGATTCATCAAAGAATTGGTTTGGGTTTCAGCAACAAAAGCTGACTGCCATTAGTCTTGCCCATGAAATAGCGGCTAGACACGCCGACAAGATGACAGCAAATGAAATCGTAAATTTTGTTAGCGAGTTAAACAACGAGCTATATCAAAAAATTATCAAACCGAGAACATGACATGGGTGGCGTTACCATTAAGCTAGAAGGTCTTGGTGACGTTATCAAAGTCTTTGATGAGCTTGCCCAAGAAATTGGCGATAAAAAGGCTCGTAGCAAAATCTTGATCCCTGCGGCAAGGGATGCAATCAAACCAGTTTTAGCTTTAGCCCAACAAAACGCACCAGTGGATACAGGCGCTTTGCAATTGTTGTTGCAAGTTGAAGCCAGAAGACCCACAAGCCGCGACAGACGATCCAAATACATTACGGGCAACGATGCCGTGATTGCTGCTGTCACTACAGCCTCTGGTAAAAAGATGAAGGCCATGAGCGAAGGCAAAGGGCTAGAACGCACTAGAAGGCGCATGATTAAGCTAGGCTCAACCAAAGAACAAGCAGACACTTTTGAAGGCTTTAAAAGTGATGCAAGGGCCATTGCACAAGAGTTTGGCACAGGTAAAATGCCAGCACAGCCATACCTAAGACCAGCGTTAGAGAGTCAATCACAGGAAACCGTGAATAGGTTGGCTGAAGGTTTACGCAAATACATTTCAAAATTTAGGGCAAAAACATGACAAAACTCAGTTCTGCATTTGGCGCAACTTATGACAAGATGCGCCGCGAAATCTTGACTCGCAAATTTGAACTTGGCGGCTTTACGTTTAAAGTCCGTGTTCCTTTGGTTGCAGAGTCTGACGCGATTTACACGCGCATCACCAATCCTGACGAAGCAAAAATTGAAAGCATTTATCAATTGCTTGTTGAGCCTTTGCAAAAGTTTCGGGATTCATCTGAGGCCACTGAATCAGGCTTTGAGTTTTTGGAAAACGATGTGTTGGTGCAAGGAAAGTCTTTGCGCGAAGCAGCAAGAAACAAAGCCTTGACGGAAGCTAGGATTGTTGAATACATCAAGTTGCTTGTTCCAGAAGACCCTGAAGCAAGTTTAAGTGACGTTACATATGATGACATTGAGGCTGAGTGGCCTTTGAATGTTCAGTTGGCGTTGTGCGAAAAGATCGGTGAAGTTATCAGTCCTAACTACAAGGAAACTCGGGGAAACTGATTGGCTCGTTAAAGACGCAAGTTGAAACAGCTTTAATCTTTAACGGGCATACACCCGAATCAATTGCGGCGCTGGATGGAATAACGATGGCGCGTCTTCAGACTATGTACGGGGACGGGGTTATTGGGAATCACAAGACAATTGAAATGCTTGGAACGCTTATAACTGGTGTGTTTAATTATGTTCGTGATTCAAAATCACGACCTTATACACTAGCCAATGTAGCGGGTTCAGCCTATGATTACCTCTACCCTCCGCTGCCTCCAGAAGCGCAAAAAGAGGCGGCAAACAACAGCTTGCTTGCCTTCTTAAGCCAAGCACCGGGATTTGAAAAAGACAGGTTTAAGGTGAAAAACGATGGCTAATATGATTGCCCGATTGGGCGTTTTGCTTGGTATTGACAGTGCTGAGTTTGTTCGCGGCATTGATGGGGCAACCAAAAAGTTAGAGCAATTTGGAGATGCTGCTCAACAGTATGGAAAGGTTGCGGCTACAGCTTTAACTGCGGCTGGAATTGCGGCTCTTAATTACGCAGATCAAATTGTTGACGTAGCCAAAGCCAACGACATTGCTGTTGGATCAGTTTTAAAGTTGCG